CACTACGGGTCTTACTAGCAGACACCACGAGGATGTTCAGTGAGGGATCTAAGAGTAACTGGTGAACCACATAAGCGGAACAAATCCAGCTCTTACCACAACCACGGAACGCTTGCACAATGGCACGCCTATCACCGTTCTGCATGTAGTCCGCTATGTTGTATTGAAGCGGAGTAGGATCAGGCAGGTTCAATTGCTTCCAGCAGAGATAGAGGAAGTTCTTAAAGTCTCGTAGTTGTGGAGGTATTGTAGGGGAAGCGGTCATTATTGTTATTAGATTTACTTAGATTCCATTTGGCTGGAACTATCTGTAGGTTTTCTGGTGCGTGCTTCCCGCCTTTGGAAAGCGGCTTAATGTGATCCACATGAAAGGCTACACCAAGGCATTCCGATATGCGCCGACTGGCTTCCCAAAACACATTAGATTCAGGATTGTTTTTCAGTCCTATTTTTCTAGCTCGATTACGTTGTAGGTACTTGTGTTTATTTTTACTGTAATATTTTGAATCAGCTTGAGCGGCTTTTTGTTTATTTGCTTTTACCCATTTTCTTCTTTTGGCTGCCCCTTTTTCTGGATCGGCTTGATACCGATCTCTTGCCTTTTCAGCAACACGCGTTGAATTTTTCTTATTCCACATCGACGAAGCCTTAATTTTACGTTTAACAGCCTCAATAGTTTGCCACGTTTCCCTATCATTCTTCTTATGCCAAGAATTGTAAACTAGACCAGCTTCCGTCGGGTGTGGATCAAGATAACTAAACGTACCTTTAGGTTTTCCTGTTTGAATTACTTTCTGGTTTAATCTGATCATGTTTTACGGCTTCTATTCTTAGATTTACTCATGATTCTAAGATTAGAAGGCCGATTGTCGAGCGCGTTTCCACTCTTGTGGTCTACGTCCATATTCCTTAGCTTAGCCTTACCATGTTTCTTGACCATCAGACGCCTTGCGGCTTTCCTAGAGTCATTCCTGCGACGTTGCTCAGGCTTCTTGTGGTAGTTCTCGTATTCCTTTTTGTAATCTCTTGGCATTATCGGGAAGCTACGCGGTCAACACCTTCGTCATCAAACGGAAGCATACTGACAAGGTTAGCCATAGGGTTATCGTTGGTTACTGTTGCGCTAATTTGGTTGTCTTTAAGGAGCTGACGGGCTGCGTTGAGGTCACTTGGAGACGCCTCGCCACTCTGGATGCGATTAATGAACTCATCAATCAGTAGGTCTTGGAGACCATATAGTTTTTCACTGCTATCACTCATAATTTCTTTCTTATTTAATGTTTTCTTGTAATTTTTCGTTTCTTGCTAGGCTTTGTTGGTGTAGTTCGTGGACAGTCTCTAATACTTTTGCACTTAATTGATCAATTCCAGCTCGCTCCCCTTTGAGCATGCCTATTTCCTCTCGGATGTTGGCTTGTTCTTTTCCTTGTTCAATAATAGTGCGATACATGATACCTATAGCAGCCCCTAAAGCTCCTCCTGCTGCAAGTACCAATGTTACTAAATGTCCAATGTCCATATTAGACGCCGTGTTTGATGATTAGTGTAACTGCGTAGCTAAATCCTACAAGGTTGCTAGCTACTAAGAGTGAATTAAGGAACCTTATGTTACGCCCTGATGTTAATTCAGCGGCTTTAAGGTGACAGTAAGCTGCTACAATGCCTAACCCTTGACGGAAGAAGATATTAAAGAATACCCCTGCATTAATTAACTGTGATGTTACTTGGTGTTCCATATAAGAAGCAGTCCAAGGAACGAACCAATAGAGGTTATCTAGGATAGCTCCACAGAACCCGATGGTTACCCCAAGGATAAACCAGTCTTGTCCTGTTTTCTGCTCTCGTTTCCAAGCCTCTTTAGCTGAAGGCAACCACGTGTAAACAACTGCAAACGCTAGTACAACCGTGGGAATGGTCATACCTAGCGAAAACAATTCCGCGATTGCCTGTAATTTACTTTTTATCATTTTTGGTTAATGGGATTGAGAGGGTTAATTATATTATGCGAAAGCGCGGAAGACTAGCTTCCAGTGGGCTGTGTTGACTGTTGTTGGAGAAACACCTGCTGTTTTATTGAGTATATAAAAGGATGCGTTTATAGAAACGCCACATTTAGTCGCGTTTGAATAATACGTCATTTGATTGTATCCAGCTGCGTTAATCACCTCCACTTCATCTCCCACTGAATATCCTTGAGTGTTTGCGGCGTCCTTACAACGTACAACCAATTTCACAATCTTTGGAGCACCTCCTAGACCGTGAGTGACCTCTGTGTTTCCTGCCGTTATCGTAATTTCAGAGCTCTCAAAGGACTCCGTAAGAGCAACCGTAGAGCTAACACCATCAGCTCCATCATTACCAGCAACACCTTGGATACCTTGAGGGCCTTGTGGGCCTATACCTTCAACCTCTGTCGAGGCGTTCTCAGAAACCTCTTGAGCCACAAACAGACCTTGTTGGTAAGCTGTGTCGAGGTCGCTCTCAGACAACCGTGAGCCGTTCTGGAAGTCCACTAGCTGTGTGGTTCCAGTGTTACGCCATACACGTATCTTTTGGAAGGCACTGGGTGCAACATCTAGTGTCACTGTCTTCGTTGAGGCGTCCCTTGAGGAAACCGTAAGGTCACTCCAAGTGGTTCCGTTGTAGCCCTTCACGTTGACGTCCGTAATAGACAGAACGTTAAAGGGAACGTCGTAGGTAGTTGCTGTGAGTCCTGAGGTATATTCAATGTAGCTGTTAGCCATAATTAGTGGGGGTTATTGGGGAGAGATAATGTCTGCCAGATTGACAGGCCCAGAATCTTTTAGGAAGTCACCGTTGTTAAAGCTTTTTATGACTTCATCCAGAGACTCGTTGTTTTTATTGATAAATAGAGATGTAACACCCCGATCTTTAAGAATATCTTCCTTAGTTTTATCGTAGTATTTCCGCATGAGTTCGTTGAGTTCTACAAGCCCTAAGTTGACCATAATATCTCCATCAGCAACAGCAGATCCATCGAACTTCTTTCTCCATTTTGAGTTAAATATCTTAGCTTGAACGGCGACCAACATGGTCTTACCATTAATTTTAGTTTCTTTTAATTGCTGGTCAAAGCGGTAGGTCATACTGATGCCGCGAGCATCTATAAAGTCCTTCATGCGTATGCCTGTTTGAATATACTCAGGCTTTGCTTGAATAGTCCCTACAAGGTCACTTCCAATGACGTTCTCCAGCGTTGTTCTAAGCTTTTTAGCTGTAGGCCATTGACGCATTACATTATTCTGGATGAATCCGCGAGGGTCTTCAATATCGTGTCCAAAGTAATCAGTCTTGTAGTTAGAGATGCCCATGCCTAGCGCACCATACGCCATGCGGTCAGCGAAGGTAGATCCCTTCAAGTCAACCATGCGCCCTGCGTTGTTATATTGCTGCACAGCTTTCTTAACAAAGGCAGGCATCAACGTATAACTAGATAACATAGAACTCGCCGCCACTTTACGTTGCTCGTCGTTTCCGAGCATCTCAGTCACTTGTTTAACACCTGATGATAGAGGCTGTTCTTTAGCGAGGCTTGTTAAAGACTTTAAAACCACATCAGCGATGTTTAAGTCTTCATCGAGAATAGTAGTACCCATCTGAGCTTCTACTTTTCTAATCTTTAAGTATTGAGAGATGTCTCCTACAACTACAAGAGGGAAGGCAGCAGGGCCAATAGCTTTGTAGTCCATGCCAAATAACTGAAAAGGTTTTGTACCCGTCAGCTCTAACTTCTTTTTCTGGTCTTCCGATAAGAAGGTCATAGACCCCGTGCCGCTACCTAGAGCAGCAGCTCCTACCATCAACCCTCCAAGCTCCACAACCATCAAGGCATCTGCTAAGTTGTCTGCATTATATTGGATACGTCTAGCGTCAGCTCTGTTAATCTTCTCAAGTAATTCCGCTTTAGCTCCGTCTAAGGTATTAACAGCCTCAAGTCCTTTTTCATCGAAAGGTGTGTCCCCTCGTTTCTTTTGTAGCTTTTCGAGCATCAGGAGTTCATCTTGGGCTTGCTTAACTTTAGCAATGTATGGATTCCCTAATGCATCTCCACCTACAAGACCCCCAGTAGCGCGAGGCACGGAGGAT